GGGGACTCCCCTATTTTTTTTTTTATTTTTTTTATTTTCTGAAGCATGGAATCATAGACTTTTCGTTTCACAATCGATAATGTGTCCATAAGTTCATCAACGACCGCCCAAGCCTTTGCCGGGTCTTTCCCAGCTACCGCAAGTAAAAACTCACTGTCCCCGTACTCGCCCACGGTAGCCGGTTCTGCGGTCACAGGGGCGGGAGCGCCGGAGTAGGAACCCACATACCTACCGCCGTCGCCCCGTTCCTCTTCCTGCATCTTATCGCGTATCACATAAAGATCTGCCAGTTTGGCATAATTGGGATAGCTGGATTCCTCATATTCCAGCCGCGCTATCTCCTTGCGGATCTCGGCTTTATCCAGCATATCATATCCCCCTTATGCCCGCTCGATCTGCTCCATGCAGCGGCGGATCGCGTCACGGGTTTTATCGTCGTCCGCGTCGCGCATCATATCCTCCAGCTGCGCGCGCATATGCTCGCGGGCATCAGCGCGGGTATAGCGGCCCATTGCGTCACGGCGGCGGCCACGGTAAGAGCTGCCCCGGCCGTAAGTACCGCGCATATCCGCCTCCCACTCGCCATCGCGGGAATAGCCGCCGTCTTCAGCCATCTCGATCTTGTAGGTATTCTTGATGGAACTCGTCAGCTTCTGGATCGCGTCCAGATCGCCCGCAGACATTTCACGCTTGTCGGCGATTTCGTCAAGCTCTTTGCAGAGCATTTCACGCAGGTTTCTCAAATCGTACATATTGCATCCTCCTTTCACGATACGCGCTCGACGATCATATTGCTATTTGCGAAACTGATCGCCTGCGCGCTGGTGTTCTTCGCCGCTACAGTCAGGCAGCAGCCGCGCGGGACTTCCACGAATGTGGAAACGAAGATGTTGAAATAGTTCTCAACAGCCGCAGGGGTTACGGTCGCTGTGGCGCTGCTCAGAGGTTCGCCGTTGATTGCGAGCGCAGCGGTAATGGCACCTACTGTTCCGCCTGTAGGTACGGCGATATTCGCGCCAAAGGATACGCGGAACTTCGCCTTGCATTGCTGCGTAAGCCCGCGCAGCGTAACAAGCCCGCTTCCTTCTCGATGTACGATGCACGGCTTTCCGCAAGCCGCCGTGGAGATCAGAGGGACGTTCTGCCCAGCGGCGACAGTTTGAATCCCGGATGATGTAAATTCAGCCATAAAATCATTCCTTTCTAAAAGCGCCGAATTCGACGCGGTTAAAAATAGCGGCGGGACGATTGCCCCGCCGCGTTGCTATCGAGTATCGGCAATGGGGCCGACCATTTTCGTGAGGCCACGAAAAAGCTCTACGATGTGGAGTTGTTACGCGCAGTTGCCGCAGCCGTAGTTGTAGCCGCTGTTGCAGCAGTACGGATTCGCTACAACATAGGCCGGGCTGGGACTCGGGCGAAGCGTGGAAACAAGGTAATTGTTCTGTGCCGCCTGCGACGCCGCCAGCTGGTAGCCGAAAAGCTGCTGGTTCTGCTCGGCAATCTTCGCGTCCTTCGCCGCAAGCTCCTGCGCCGTCAGACGCTGGTCGATGCTGCGGAAGCCGCAGTTCATGGCGTCGATGATGTCGCGGGTGGTGTTCTGCACGGTGTTGCGGGTGTCGCACGCCTGCGTCGCCATGTCATAGCGCACCTGGGCGATTGCAGCGCGGTTTTCGCAGCAGCACTCCTGTGCCTGCATCGCCATGTTGTTCAGCTGCTGCATAAGCGCGGCCTGCTGGTTGCAGCGGGAAAGCTCGGCCTGAGCAAAGCCGTTTGCCATCGCCATGTTGGTGCCGTTGACAAGCTGCGCCTGCTGGTAAAATCCGTCGCAAAGTCCCTGATTTACACTGTCGATCTTGCGCTCGATGTTGGAGAAGTCAGAGGCCAGCACATAGCCGTCTACAACGCCGCCGGAATTTCTGCCGTTGTTGCCGAAGCCGTTTCCATTGCCGCCCCAGCCGCAGAAAATGGCAAGGAACAGGATGATGATCCACCAGCCATTATCACCGCCGAAGCCGCCCCAGCCGCCACCTGTCATGCCGGTAGGCGCGACGGGCATTGTCATGGTCGGGGCGCCGTCATTCAAACTCATATTTTTCATTCCTTTCGTAGATTCAAAAGATTTATCTCAATCGTGGCCACGATTTTGATCGTTCAACTGTTCGGAATTCCCGAACTATTGCAGCAGTTGCCGGAATTGCCCCGCCACCTGCTGCAGCTGATTCAACTGCTGCTGCGAGATTTTCCCGCTTCGTACCAGCTTTTCGACCTCTGCTTTTGGATCCCCCTGAAAGCTGTTCTGGAATTGCCGGAACTGCTGTATCATGTTTTGGAACTGCCCCATCTGGCCGGGCATCTGTCCGCCGCCGAGCGCATTAAACAGTGGGTTCATTGTCCGCCTCCTTCATCTTTCGCGGTCTGACGCTTGGAGCGGCCAGCTTCGCCACAAGCTCGTCGAACTCCTTGCGCGTCACGTATTCCTCCATCATGCCTTTTCGCGCCGCCGTGGGCGTTATAACGGCCTGTGCGCGCTCTACAAGATCATAGATAGTCATGGTCGGCTTTCCGCTTGCATCGGCTTTTTTGACGTATACAACAGGCGCGTTCATGTCCCATAGCGTTACGGCATTGTTGGGTGCAACAATAAAGTCGTTTGCGGCCTGTTCGTTCGGGATCCAGATGATCGACTGATTCTGCGGCTGCTGGGGCTGCGGCTGATAAGCTGGCATCTGCGGCGCAGGCTGATACTGCGGACGCATCTGCATTTGCGGCTCCTGCATCGGCGGCATGGGCGGCTGATTGTAAATCGGCTGCTGATACACATACGGCTGTTGTCCAAACATCATGTTTCCTCCTTTGCCCAATAAAACAGTGGAATTTCACTCCCAGAATCCCACGTGTCAAAATAAGTCCCATCCTCCACGCACACAACGTGGCTTGATAACGCCAGCACATACACGCCGCGCGGATGATCTGCGCAGAAATCCGCGACGGTATAGCAGTCCGGGCACGTGTTCGGTATCACGTTCCGCGTAAATCCCTGCTGCCGGAGGTAAGCGCTCCATACGCTGTTTGCGCTTGGCAGATCGCCCATGATCAGCCCTTGCAGGCACAGGCCGATATACACCTCGTCCCAGCTCTTCCCGGTCGCCTTTGCGATGGCCCGGACGGTGCAGTCCCCGACCTTCTGCCCGGCGGGGTTTGGATTGAAATAAGAAAAGCCCATACCGAACACTCCTTTGATGTATCCAGTATGGGCCTTTTTGCGGCTTCTTGTGCCTCAGTTGTGTATCAATTTGGTTCAGAATTTAAGCCCGTGGTTATTCCACGGGCTTAGTTTTTGTTATTGTTCGTTTACAGCCAGAATCTCCGCCGCCATCGCGGCCACATACGGCGGGCATCCCCGCCGCCCGCCGCACCAGTCCTGCACGGTGCGCAGCGGGATTCCAAAATACTGCGCAAATCCGGTCTGCGTCAGGCTGTACATCTTGATCAGCTCTGGAATCGTGCAGTGCGCGCCGTCCCAGATCCCGCCGAGCAGTGCCAGCCGCTCCGCCGGAACCTCGGCGTCTTCGGCGTCGCCCCAGACGCTGGACAGCGCCATATCGGAGACATAGGCGTCGCGGTCGGTGTATGCGCCGGTTTCGGCGTAGAGAGCAGCGCGGATTGCGGGTGTGAGTTTCATGGTGGTACCTCCTTATATTTTTTCAACCGTGAGCACGGCGCTGGACGTCAGTCGGCATAGCATACCTCCCACGCGCAGATGTTCGCCGCATCCAACGCGGCAGAAATCAGCGCTTCGGCGTCCACGCCCAGAACGCCGGAGATGGACCGCAGAACGCCCAAGACATCCTCCGAGGTGTCAACGGACGCACCGTCCATTGTGCCGTCTGAAAAATTCCAGCAGAAGCCATCAGCAGTCACGGAAAAATACACGCGGCTGCCAAAATCACCGCAGGACATATCGTCGACTTCAACGGTGACGAGCTGACCACCTATGTCGGCCACAATACCCCCAGCATACTGCCAGTAGCCACCACCATTATTTGCAGTGTCCGGGTTATAGTGGAGATTTGTCTGCGCTCCCCACGCGGAAACGATATTAAACATGTCTTCCATCCTCCAATTTTGTGCCGTATTTTGTTTTGCTTCATCTTCGGTGCTGGAACACCGAAGCGGATTCTCTGCTTCTAACGATCAGAAGCAGTACGCGCTGATGGGCTGACCGTCGATGCGGACGGTGGCGAGTGTATCGTCGCTGAAATCGGGATAGTCAGCGTCTTCAATGCTGTCTGCAAGTTCGTCCAGCGTGTAGCCAAAGTACACGCAGAATGCATCGCCCAGGCAGGCATCCATATCGCGGCAGAGGATCGCGGACTGTTCTTCCGTGTCACCAGCCTCGGTGGCAATGGCAGTGCAAGCAATGAGTTCGTAACGGTTGTTGATGATCTTGGTTTCCATGATGTACCTCTTTCCGGCTTATCGCCTTGCTTTATCTTATGGCCTTATTATACACGCAATGCGTGTAATTGTCAAGAGGAAAATGCGGAAATTTTTAAAAATAAGCGCCGATTTCTCGGCGCTTATCTCAGTTATACAGTTTGCTGGATGTCCGCTGCATCTCCCGCATGATCTCCGGCAGGCGGCGCTGTACCGTGGCGCGGCCCAGAAACAGCTCTGTTGCAACGTCTACCTGGGGAAGCTTATCCACAAAATAGAGCTGCGCGATCTTCTCATTTTCCCGGCCAAGATTGGCCTGATAGATCACGGCCTCCATATCCTTTCTGGTCAGCCTGCCCAGCTCTGGCGGCAGCTTGGCCCGCGCCTGCGGCGACATACGCCCCGCCTCCTTACTTTTCCTTGTGATTCAGCACAGCGATATTGCCCTTGTTGCTGACTTCGAGATCCAGCGCGGCGGCGATATCGCGCACCTTGACGTAGTTCGTGCCGTTCTTCAGGATGCGTTCGACGGTGATTTCCTTTCCGTCGACGATGATCTTGCTCTTTTCTACCATTTCGGTTTCCTCCTCTGCATTTTTTCCATCTTCGAGGGCCATCACGGTATGGCCCTCGCTTACCAGCACGTCCCCGCGCAGGAGATTGGCGTCCGTCGTCAGATACTTGCTGCCGGTCAGCAGCACAAAATCTCCCGTTGCTGGCCAATCGTGCAGCATGCAGTATGTCGTGCAGCTGTTGCCCTGCCGACGGTAGAGCGCTTCGACCGACGCGCATCCTGCGGCCACAGCGCAGAGCATCATGAGCGCGGAGCAGTCCGTCTCCACAGGCTTTGCGATCCTGCTCACGTCCCACCCGACGGCTCTGGCGGCCTCATACGCCGTGTTCCTGTTGTCCATGTCGTATCCGATGTTCCGGTTCTTAATGGCCGCCTCGCACGTCTGCGCGGCCCGCTCGGCCTTTTTGCGGCTCTTATAGCGCAGAACGCCGAGCCAGCGGCCATTGTACCAGTTGGAAATATTCAGCTCCCGCCCGGTCTGATTGCCGGGCTGCTGGTTGCGGCCGCCCGTCTCGCCGAGACTGGCCTGCCCGATCTTGATGCTCATTTCTGCGCATCCTCCTTCGTGGCGTTGTCAATCGCGTCCTGCGCTTTCTGGCTCTGTGTGCCAAAGTAAAACGCGATCACGACGGTATACACCATCATAAAGTCCTGCGAGATCTTCCCGGCGACTGCCATGTACGCAAATACCGCCGTCAGCACCAGCGTGACGATGGATTTGACGCTCAGCAGATTTCCGAGCCGCTTCTTGATGTTTTCCATATGTATGCTCCTTTCAGTCCTCTGTTTCGCTTTCGCTTCTCGTCGCAACCGCGTCAGAGATTGCGAGGTTCGCACGAAGCATTGTATCCTCCAACTTTGTCAGGGCGATACTTCTATTCCTTCCCGCCGGGAGCTGCATGATGAGCGCTTCCGCTTCTTCAAGCTTCCCCCGAATGCTTTCCGACAGGTGTTTATCCATCGGTTCAAAATTCACTCGCTTATACATATTGTGTACCCCTTTCGTTATTCTACCGGATCATTCTTTTTTGCAAAAACCCGCTTGAAGGCAAGCAGGCCAAGCTCTGTGATGGTTGCCCAGCCGGTAAAGCCGAGCACATCGGACAGGTCGACCGACGCGCCGAGCTCCGGGCTGCGGATGACTGCAATTAGGACGGCGACGGTTTTCAGAGCGCAGGCCCAGACAATTACCGTCGTGATGAGCTGGAGCAAGTACACAACAATGGTTCGCGCCATTTCGCCCTTGCTCCACTTGCCTTTTACCCGCATATCTGCCTCCCAATTTATTGCGCACTGCTATGTCCGCATTGCGCCTCCAGCTGGTGCAGGAATTTTTTCACATCGCCGTTCCCGCCCATCTTTTTATACTTCTCTCCGGCGATCAGGCGTTCGGCCATTGGCATTTCCTCGCTCATGATTGTGAGCCGGAGGATTGCGAGATACTGCTCGTCCTGATGATCCTGCATTTTCCCGAGCTTTTTGTCGATCTCGGCTAGGTGCGCCTCCTGCGTCGTGGCCTTGCCGCGCTTTTTCTGAACCGCGCTGACGATGGCATTGACTACCGCCGTCAGCGCGGATGAGCCAAGCGCTGCGCAGGCGAGGGTGACGATGATGGTTTTGGTGTCCATTTTTCTGTACCTTTCTCTTTTATTTGCCGGGCTAATCGTCCGCCATTTTGATGTAGGTGGTGGTATCGCTGGAATAGCTGATGCTTGGCAGCGTCGTGCCGCCGAGGACGGCGTAGAGGGCCGGGTATGCAGTCTGATCGAAGGTAGAGCCATCGCAGGCATGCCACGGGGCGGAGAGGACGCGGACGGTCGTGAGGATGTCACCGACGTGATAATTCGGCTCCGACAGCTTCCCGAATGCCTCGTTTACCATCGGGTTCGCCGGTGCGTCGCCCGCTCGCCAGATCTTTGCAGCGCTCTGTGCCGTCAGCAGGTTCCCGGCCGTGAGCGGCGTCCCGGCCTCCAGCGGCTCGTCCTCCGGGCGAAGCCATTCATACCGCAGAAGGCTTCCCGCCGCGTCATACACCCCGTACCGGACGGCCCCGTTTGCGAGATCGTTTGTGCCGATTCTATCCCGCATGGCTATTCCTCCAGCGCCTTGATGTAAGCATTGCTTCTTGTGTCCGTCCCGATGGTAGGGATTTCTTTTCCCGCCGCGCTATAATCGCAGTACGCCAGCCCATTCGATGATATGTATGCCGCCTCCCCGTCCGGCGATAGTGCAATACTGTCGACGCTGCTCCCCAGTACGTCTCCATATACCGGGCCGGATGCTGGAGCGCTGATTGCAATGATCTTTTCCGCTCGATCAGCACTTTCAGATTCGCTTGCGGTTTCCGAAAGCACCAAAAGCCCGTTTTCGTATTTGCCGTTCGTATAGTTGTCGAGCAAGTAGCTATCGGTTTTGTAGGAAACCACCTTCCCGTTTTCCCACGTTGCACCGTAGTCCGCAGAATACCTGTATACCATATATCCGCTATACATCGTGGTTCCCGTGCCAGAGAAAGCAGCGTTCACCAGTGCAAAAAAAGCAATTATATTTGCGCCACAGTGGTAAGCCGACATTAGGGCGTGATAGGTGTACGTCGACGGCTGGTTGAAGGACGGAGTTAATTCTTCGATGTTTACGCTGCTGACTGCCTCCCACGTCGGATTGATCAGGGTTTTTGCCTTTGAAGTCTTCAGTGTGCCGCTGGTGCTACAGTTCAGTTTGTAAAAGCAGTCCTTTTCTTCGGCGTAAAATACAATTCCGCTGATAAAGCCTGAGATTCCTACTATTTCCTTCGTTGTTTGGTTTACGTAGCTGGCATTTACTTCTCTTCCCGTGTAATTGTTATAGGCTCCGTATTTGCTTCTTACTTTGTAGATATACAGAACGTTTGGTGTAATAAACATCTTCAGTCCAGCGCTTCCAGGCAGGATGCCGCTTGCATATAGCGCAAACGGCGTATCGAGGCTACGTGTTGTGTACACTCCGTTTAACTCTGTGGAGTCTCCGGAAAAAACAGCGTAATAAGTGCCGTTTGCATACTGCACATCCGATACCAGCGAGAGTCCGGTCGGCATATCCGCCTGCTGCGTCCACGTCCCCAAATCGGGCGACGTCCAGAACTTTCTGTCGTACAGGCCGACCCATTCCCCATTCAGATACCACATAGCTACAGGCTGAATATTCGATGTCTTCAACGCCCACGGAAGCGGCGCGGCAGAGCTTCTGAGCACAGAAAACAGTTTTGGATACTGCTCCTGTGATACAGTGCGCCCGTCGCACGGGAGCCATGCATCGGAGAGGTCTGTGCGGGCGGTGATAGCGATGTCGCCGACTTTGGCCGTACCCTCCGCAATCTTGCCAAGCGCGTCGTTGACGGTCGGGTCTTCCGGGCGGGTGGCGGCGTTTGGCCAGAGCTTGGCGGCAGTGGTATCGGACAGCAGATTCGCCTTGTTGAGAGGCGTGCCCTCGACGGTGGGCGCGTCCTCGCGCTTGAGGTATTCGTAGTGGTTGAGCGTGCCGTCGGCGTTATAGACGCCGTAGCGGATCGCGCCGTTGGATAAAACCTGTGTTGGCTGCCTATCTTTCATGTGAGTAATCCTCCTGCGGCGCACTCCGCCGCGCCGGTGTGGCGAAAAGATTTTGCAACGTTGACGATTAAGTCCTCGCAGAGTTTCAGGATGCGCTCGATATCATTCGCGCCGGTGTAGGTCAGGCGCGCCAGCTGCGGCGCATCCGGCGTACCGGCAGGATACGCAAGCGCGTCCCGGATGGATTGCACCTGCTTGCGGTATGCCTCGGCCTGTGAGGCCGTTATAATGTCCGTTACGGCCCAATCTGTTTTTGCCGTCCACGTGATGCTCTTGCCGCAGATCGAGCTGAGGCGCGCCGCCAGATAGTTCAGGGCGGTTCCCACGCGGTTCATGTCGCTTGCGTTATACGCGCCCTTCATCCCGGCCAGCCATTCCGCCTGCTCGGCTGCGGTCATGGCCGCGAACCCCTTCGCCGCCAGCTCCCGCACCCGCTCCACGTCCGCCTGCGTCCGGTCGGTGACGAGGGTAACGATGATTGTCTTGGTGTCCATGGCTATGTACCTTCTTCCGTGATCTTCTTCCACCCGTCCGGGTTAACGGATGGGTTCCAGACGTTGGCGGCGAGCAGGGATTCGTAGAGCTCGTCCTGCCACCAGCCTTTTTCGCCTTTGGAGAATGCAAGGCCGGCAGTGATGGTCTCGGGGATGATCCTGTAGCCCTGTTTGTAGGCGATGTCCTCCCAGAGGGCCGGGGCGGCGTCCGGGGTGTTCTGGGCCGTGTCCCAGAGGTCGGAGGCGGCGCGCTTGATGGTGCCGCCCCAGTTGATGCGCGTGCCGGCTTTGACGAGGCTGCCGGAGCCGGTCAGGCGGGTGAAAAGCTCCGGCGCGAGACTCGCGTCGGCGTCAGTGAGACTGGCGGCGCTTTTGACGATATAGGGGCGCAGCGCCCGCGCCCGCTCGGTGTAGGTGCTCATGTTATTCCGCCTCCCCAAGTAAAATTTTCGCCGCGTTCTCTGCATCTGTGAGTGGCAGTGCCGCACCCATTTCCTCATAGCTGCCCTCCGGCTCCGTACCTTTCAACGTGTAACCGGGGAGATGAAACACCCTGTCAGAAAGCACCTGATGCTCAGTCCCTTCTTCATCTGTAATAGTCACAGCCATCTTAGCGCAAAATCCTTCTGCCTGATCTTCCTTGCACGGGACATAACAACCGTTGCCGTGCAGTCGGATGGGTACAATACTGTCCGCATACCCTGCAAATGTACCGTCCTGTTTTACTGCATACATGGCGTCCCTCCAAATTTCTCTTGATAGATTTTCTCCAATCGCTCCGTGCTTGCGGTACGCAGCCGGTTTTTCCAGTAGCCGTTTTCCTGCCCCGGCCATTTGTCATCCGTAAAGTCTTCACCGCATCCGTTTTTTTCATACCAGCGGTAGAGGCGTTCAAGCATTTCTTGCCGCAACGCGCCCTCTGGTGTATTCTTCCTGAAATGCCCCCATCCGTTTTCACTGGAAACAGCGCAGATGCAGCGCCCGTCCGCAGCGTAAAGGAATCCACAGTTTTCAGTTACTTTTGTTCCATATCGGATGTTGAAATACCCACCAATGCCATTTCCTTTGTACCGTTTATACGTGGTATAGTCCATACATACCTCCTGCCGCCGAATTATACGCAAAATCCGGGGGCAAAGCCAATCGAGTAGTGCGCAGCGTTGCTGGCAACTTTCCCATCAGAATACGCATCTACAAAGCTTGTTGTATTGCTGGCGCGTGGGGAGCGTAGCCACCAATGGACTGCTTTGTTCGACTCTCTTTGATCGTATTTTACCTTGCTGTTTCCGGCGCTATAATACGAATACTGCGCCTGTTTGCTTTTTTCGTTCGTATTTCCGTATGTAATGCTTCCGAATACTTCGTATTCAGACAGCAAAAAGAAATAGTCCGTTGTCGCCGTCACTGCGTTTGCCTCGCTGCTGTTGCCCTTGTTGTTTGTATACTTTATCACGGATTTCAGCACCGCACGGAGCGCTGCCGGAATTACCGCAATGATCGTGCCGGAATAGCTTGACAGACTTGTACCGCATAGCTCCGTTCGTGCCTTTGACATATTCCATCCGCCAGAATTCGTGTTGCTGGTATTCATGCGGAATCCGCCTCCGGTATTGTTGTAATAGCTGTCGCATAGCGCAACGTCCGTACCGCCGGACAGCGACGTTTTGCCCAACTGGAAATGAATACAGTTTGTTCCCTCTACGCTGGAATTGTGATTGAATCCGATGATGAACGCATACATCGGGACGTTGGATAATGTCAATGCTCCGACTGTGCCGTTCAGCGTGATTGCTTTGCGGTCTCCTATGCTCCAATAGGACGCTCCATCTCCTGCATCAGATATTCGTTTAATAGTGCTCCACTCATTATCATTTAGCGTTGGACTCGCAAAAAATATCTCCACTGCATAGCTGTCCGTGATAGTAACTATTTTTGTGTCAGAAGTTTTCCCGTCCAGCGTAGCAGATACGCTCCATGTGCCGATCTCCGGAACGATAAGCGTGCACGTTCCATTGACCGATGTGCCACTCTCAGACAGGCTTCCTTTTGTCGCGGTAACAGTTGCACCAGATGTCACAGTTACAATGATTTGCAGTTCTGTACCAGTCTGAATGGCCTGAATGGCTGTCACAAATCCGTCCGGGTAGACCAGTGGGTCAGATGTGCCGCCCTTCTCCCGAATAGCTGATGCAACCTTTGTCAGGTCAGCCGTATTCGTCAAATATTCAGCCATCAGAAGCTCCCTCCATTCGCATCAGAAATCGTCGCAGCCGCCCACGCACCGCTTACGACCCGCAGAAATTTTCCATTATCAGCGGCGGTGACAGACGGCACTTCGCGAACTTTGACAGCTCCGGTCTTGCCGTTGACGGAGGTGACAGGGGCGGTTTTGAGGTAGTCCTTGCCCGCCACGGCCACCACCCACGCCGTCGGCTTGCCGCTTGCGTCGACCGCCTTGACCTTGATAAGGTCGCCGACCTTCGCCCCGGAGTCCAAAAGCACGTCCTGCTTGCCGCTCCATGCGGCTTTGTTTCCGCGCACGTCGCCGATGGCCTCGTCGATCTGCGCGCCGGTATACTGGCTGTTGTACGCCATGCGATCACTCCTTCATGCACAGGAAATCCTCGCCGTCAGCCGTTTTCATCGTCTGCGACTGCCCAAGCGGGATAAATCCGTAGTTGTCGTTCCAGCTGCCGTCCACGCCCTGCGCGAACAACGAAATGCGGTATTCCCCATCACCGGAAAGCAGAAAATCGTCGTAAATCTCAAAGGTGCGCTGCGTGCCCGCCGGGGTCTGGGAGAAGGACGCGATCAAAGCGCCCTTCCCGCGGCCCCAATCCTCGCCGGACTTTGTCGCGCGGCACTCGAAGGCCGTGTAGGCGATGTCCGACAAGAAGGTGACGGTGATGGAGTCGTACCCGGATACCGCCGAGATCTTGTTTCCTGTGATGGAGAAGGTCAGCTCCGGCGCGGCCATTACGCGGCGCTCCACGTCCCGGCGGCGTTTTTGACGAAGACCTTCACGATCTTCACGCCGTCGCCGGAGGACGCTGCTTCGAGATCCGCGCCCTTGACGGTGACGTTGATGGCGGTGTTCTTCTTGTAGCCGCCCGCCGTGCCGCTGACGTTGGTGGAGCCGCCCGTCGTCGGGATCTGGGTGCCCGCCGTGTGCAGGCTGCTCGTCGCCGGAACGACGCGGACGGTGTATTCCTCGAAGTCTACGTCGCAGACGAAGGAGAAGGCCGCCGCGTCGTAGCCCGTGACCTTGGAGATGCGGCTCTTGTCGGGGCCGGTGATGGTCACGGCGGGGATCGAGGTGTTGAGCGTGATGGAGTCGCTGGCCGCAGTCGATTCGTTGCCGACGTCGTCGCGCACCTTTACATAGATCGTCTTCAGGCCGTCGCCGTCCGGGAGCGTAATGGATTTTGTTGCGGCGAACGTCTCCCACGACGCATCTGCTTCCTTTGCCGCCGCCTTTGTGCCCCAGATCTTCATCTGGTAGCCGGTCGTCGCGGCGTCGGTGACTGAGATCTTCGCGGTGACGGTCGCGCTGGTCGCGTACTGCGCGCCGTCGTTCAGGATCAGCGATAGGCCGGCAGGTGCCAGCGTATCAAGTGTCAGATTGAAAAAACTTGCCATCTGGATTTATCCCCTTTCTTCGCTTGTGAGTTCGATGTACAAAAAGCCGCCAGGCCTTTCGTAGATGGTTTCTGTGCCCAAGCGGGCGGATTTGATGCCCATGGAGCCGATGAACAGCTCCAGAATGCGTTTGATTCCAACTGCCAGCATGTTATCCCTCCAACAGATACAGTGTCCGCGCGTCCTTTTTGTCCAGCGCGTCATAGTCCGATTTTTTCAGCACGCGGATCTCATCGATCTGCGCCGATGCAATGCCTCCGCCGCCAGAGCCGCCGCCAGCACGCACGGAAACGTTAAAGGAAACGTCGACCGGATCGCGGTTCTTGAGTTCAAATTCAATGCCGCCCATCACAACACCGCCTTTGAAAGCGCGTGCGCAACGTCGATCTGCTTGATCTCCGAGCCAATCACGTCACCGCTCTTGAATTTCACGCGCACCTGCATCTGGCAGAGCTTCGGGAGCCGAAAGGTCTCCTGCTGGGTGAGGGGAAACAGAAACTTTCCGTCCTCGTATCCGATCTCTCCCGGATAGCTCTTTTGCAGATAAAGCAGAGAAATTTCCACCTTTTCAACGCTTGCAACGTCCAGAGGCTGCCCTTTATTCTTGATGGTAACACTAAGGTTATACGAATCTCCCTGTACCAAATGCCGCACCTCCGTTCTATGTGCCGATAATCTTGCATTCTGCCGCCGCGATTCCGCTGAGGCGAATACTCATGCTGGTGATCGTGCCGGTGATCTTCGTGCCCCACGGCGTTGTGGTGCGCACGTAATCGCCGGGAGCCTCTTTGTCCATGACGATGCGGACACTGTGTGTCTGGCGGCGCATATAGTAATCATAAATGTGCTGCGCAATGGTGGCTACGTTTTCGCTGTTTACCAACGTCGCATCGCGCACCTCAATGACGTTCGGCTTGGTCTGCGTGGTGGCGTTCGGATTCGTCTTGGACGTTACCGACGTCGTATGATAGTAGGTCGTTCCGCCAACCTCTACGCTTTCCCCACTGCCTGACGTCGAATAGCTATGTGCCGTCACGCGGATCTCCGTGACCACTGCCGCCGTTTCCACGCTACCGCCGGTATATGTCCGGTCAAGCGGGATCTCGGCAGGTTGGGCCGTCGTGAGCCTCCTGACGCGCACGCCGCGTGACGCGCTTGTGTCGATGGTCGCGCGGAGGGCGAAGACGATCTGCTGCAAAGCCTCGCGCTTGGTACAGTCCGGTATATAGCCGGTTACAGTCTCGTCCTCCAGCGTCGCGTCGAAATCCAGCGTGAAGTGGCTACCAAGGATCGAGCTTATCAGCTCTTTTGCGTTTTTCTCGCTATAGATTGCCGCCGCAAAAGGCTCATCGTCCAGAACGCCGAGCGCATCCTGGCAGGAGACATCATAGAGCCGGGCGCTCGACTGGGACGAGCTCTTGATGTAGAACACGCCGATCAGCTTTGCGCCGTCGTATGCGCTGACGGGCTGCTTCTCTTGGAAGATGAAATCGATATCGTCCGAATTGTCGAGCGTGAAATCCAGTGTGTTGATCTCCACGTCGTCAGAAATCACGCTGACGCCCTCGGTGACGCTGACGCTGCGCAGGTCCTCCCGCTCGAATTCCCGGACGATGCCGAAGAAGATCTGTCTGAGTTTCGCGTACCGGTACGGCAGGCTCGTCTTTTTCAGCTCGATCACGAGTTTGTTGTATCCGGAGACAGGCTTTGCGCAGAAATACTTCTGGCCGTCCGGCGTGAAGTCCTGCGACGCGACGGTTGTCTCTCCGTTGTACCACGTCATGGTCAGGGCGCTGCAATAGTCGCCGGTGCCACCGTCAAAATAGAGGTAAATGCCGGAGCTTGCGAACGTGCCGTCCAGCGTGATGGTCAGCGTCGGGTTTGCGTCGAAGGTGCAGTCTGCTTTGCTCGGCTCGGCAGACCAGAAGGCCGCCCGCTCGGTCGTGAGGATCGGGCGGGAGCCGTCCAGCACCCACTGGTTCAGCTCGTTTGTTGCGACGATCACCGACTCTGTGCCATACGGCAGTTCCGGAAGGTCGGAGAAGGGCTGCGCAGCGGTGCTTGCAACGCTTGCCGCCGCTGCTGCGCCTACCGCTACGTCCTCATAGATCACGCGTACACTCATACCGGCGTCCTCTTTGGCTTCATGGCGACAAAATTGATCGTCAGATTGCCCCAATCATTGCGCCCGTCGTAGCTCCCGGCGAGCTCATCGTCGCCGTTTGCTACATAGGCGTCAAAGGTCATAGTCCCCTGCGCATATGGGACGGTCAGCACGTGGCTGTCGACCGGGGCAGAAATGCTCTCATAAAAATCATCGTATTCCTCCGGGTCTGACGATACAGGATCAATTTCAAGGCTGTAGTTGTAATACGTGCCGATAATATCACGGGTCATCGCGCCGGTCATAACGCGCCCGGCATTGTCGCCGTCTAGGACGGAGAACGACCGCTTGCAGCTTACGATGTGCAGATTGTAATACGCCTTGCCATCAAGGCTCAGTGCGCTTCTCATGTCTTCACCCCCGCAAGCTTCACGCCGACGCGCTGCGTCTCTTCGTTGTTCAGCTGATAGATCGCACGGCCCAGCTCCCGGCGGTCAAGCTGGAGGATGACGGTCATCTGCCGTCCTCCCGCGCCGCCGGTCTCGTTCATGGCCTGTTTGAAGGCCTGCACCATCGTGGAAAGCGGCGTCTCGATGTTCGTCCCGCTCTTTTGGTCGCCAAGAACGGCCATAAATTCCCGGTTTGGGGGAATGACCGCGCCGGAGGCGAGACGGGGGAGCTGGACGCGCGACACTGGCGGAATGTTGATTCCAATGGTTTTCCCGCCAACCAGCGGTACACCATCCGGAATCTCGAAATGAATTTTATTCAGCGCCGAAAGCAGTAGGTTGATGCCGTCGATGATGAAGTTAATTCCGCCCTCTATTGTGCCGATTACGAGATTCCAGACACCTTTCAGAATGTCAAGGACGCCATTCCAGGCTTTTTTCCAGTCTCCGGTAAACACGCCGGAAATAAACGTGATAAGCCCGCTAAGGATTTTCTTCCACGCCTCGTACTGATCTCCGAACAATTTGCCAATCGTTTCAAAGATGTTCGCAAGCGCCGGGTTTTTGCTGCGCAACCATTCAACAAATGCATTCCATGCATCCTTGATAGAATTTACAATCGCATTCCACGTCTGTTTCAAGCCGTTCCAGATCTGCTTTGCGCCCTCTGCGGCAAGCTTCATATCGCCGGTAAATACGCCCTTGAAGAACTTCCCGAAGCCCCCAACAACATCTTTCAGCCCGTTGATCAGCTCCTCGCCGTGCCCTGTAAAAGAGACAAGTGCAACAAGGATCGATGCAATTGCGGCGATCAGCAGCGGAATCCAGCTGCCCGTCAGGATGCTGATCCCGATGCCGGCGGCAAGCAGTCCAGCGATGATGGTCAGTGTGTTTTCCAGCGTAAAGCCGTTTTCGATCACATCTTTGATCCCGACGACTAACATCGCAAGGCCGCCTACCACGAGAGCGATTGCCGCAGCGGTCGGCCCAAACGCAAGGGCGAGTCCACCCGCAAGCGCCGCAAGACCGCCGAGCATACCGAGGAAGTTTGTCATGTCGATTCCGTTGTTCCATGCGTCCAGCCAGAAATAGACGAGCGCGAACGCGCCAGCCGCAGCGAGCGCGATGCCGCCGATCTTGCCGAGGTCGTCGGTAAACATACTGGCGATCTTCCACGCAAGGAGCCCTGCAGCGATTGCCCCGACAATGCCAAGAATGTCGTTCAGTTTGTCTTCGGCAAGATCCAGATTGGAGAAATCCGGCGTGATCCCGCTCGAAGCGCCTGCTCCGCTCGTCCCGCCGCCTCCGGAGGCCTGATTGCTGGTGATCTGATTGATCTCGTCAAAGCTTGCCATGCTCTTGCTCGCGTCCTCTGCGGCAGAGCCTACGCCCTCCAACGCCTCTTTCTCGGCGTTCAGTCCCTTCGCGGCAGATACCTGCGAGCTCCAGCTTTTCCCGGACAGCATACCGAAAAACTTTGCGATTGCCGTCACGACTTGTGCCAGAATGTTGACCAGCTTCACAAAAACCGGGATCACGACTTCGAGGATCGGCTGCGCAAGCGTCAGAAGAGCTGCTTTCAGCTGCGCGATAGATGCACGGGCCGCCTCATTCTGCATGATCGTCTCCCCGAGCCAGCTGCGCAGCTGGGAAAGGCCGCGGGACAGGACGGTAAAGATCAGCGCGCTCCTTAGTACCCCGCTTAATCTTCTTCCGAATTTGTTCATGCTCTTTTCGACGCTTGCCGATACTTCCGCCATTTTAGCCGAGGCTCCGCTTGCATTTGTGATCTGCTGCACCAGCTCTCCGGCTTTGGTCTTTGCAGCGTCAAGCGCAGCGGTCTGGTTTATCACCTTGTCGGTGATCTTTGCATATTGACTCCCGAGCTTTTCCGCCGTTTTGTTTTGCTGCACCAGCAGCTGTTCCTGCTCTTTGATTTGCGCAGCAACCTCCGCCTGTCGAGAATAAGCGTCTATGTACTCCGCTGGATTAGCCGAAGCGTTTCCGGATGTGATGCCCTTTAGGCGGTCAGCCTCCGAGCGGAGCGATTTCAGCGCGTCTTCCGTCTGCTTTGCGGACTGAAGCGCAGCGTCCAGCTCCTTTTTAAGCCCGCTCTGCGTTCCGGTATCCTCGTTTAGCTTGGCTTCCATCTTGTCGATTTTCGCGGACAGCGTATCAAGCTCCTTCTGCGCCTTTTTTGCGTCCGCGTCGACGGTGACCACAATTTTCCCATCTGCCATATTTTCACCACCTTTTCGGTTGATTTTTGTTATTATTTGTGTTATCTTCCAAGTAAGGAGGGAAGAAATATGAGTGATTGCATTATCCAAATCAGCCGGGACAATTCTTTTTACGGTTCTGGCCTGGCCGTCGGCGTTGCATTGGATGGCTGTGATGTCGGCACGCTGAAAAACGGTGAAGAACTTCGAGCCGTGGCCGCTCCGGGCCAGCACGAACTTTCTTTTTACCGGTATCGCCGTCTGGATAAAACCATATCCTTTACCATTGCCGAAGGGCAACAGAATGCGTTTTTTACCATCAAGATTAACGCCTCGAACCGCGTTGACGTTGTTGGCGGGCTAAAAACCAAAAAGCAGGCGAAACGCCCCAGCGGCTGCCTGACGGCTTTAATCGTATTCCTCTGTCTTTTCGTCTTTATTGGCGCGGCCTTTGCTTCCTGCGGATCGTCCTACAAGCCGGAAAAGGTCGGAACCTCAGTTTCTTCTTCGCAGCAGCCGCCGCAGCAATCCGATTCCGGGCCTGAAACATTTGGCGTTGGGGACCAGGTCGTTCTAGACGGCGTGGCGGTCACGTTGCTCAGTGTTACCGAGAATTCCGGCCAAAATTACGTCTCGCCGGATGATGGAAAGGTCTTTGTTCTGTGCGAATTCGAGATCGAAAACAATTCATCCCGCGATATTGCGTCCAGCACCATGCTTTCATTCGAAAGCTACATTGATGGCTATACAACCAGCCTTAGCCTCACCGCCATGATGAGTTCCGACGAGCCGCAGCTTGACGGCACGATTGCCGCCGGGAAGAAAATGAAAGGTGTCGTCGGATATGAAGCGCCGCAGGATTGGAGTGAGATCGAGATTCGATTCTCTCCAAGCTTCTGGGTTAGCGAAATCATTTTCGAGTATAAAAAATAAGTTTTTCTCGCTGCCGCCCCTAACCGGGGCGGCTGTTTTTTGTCCCGACGCCCCATGCGGCAAGCAGGTCGGCTTCGGCCTCCGAGTATGTCGTCTTCAGATCGACAATATCCCGGTTGCGCCTGTAGAAATCCCTCTCCTGTTTGTCGAGGTTCTTCCCTCTGGCCTTTTTATCGCGGATGGAAACCACCTGTGCATACAGGCAATCTCCGATTTCTTGATAGTACGCTAGAAACGAATACCAATGCAGGTATCCCAGCGCCCTGACCTCGCAGCCCGCGATTCGGTTGATAGGCGCAATATAGAGATCAAAGTCCTGCGCCCATGACATGATCTCGGGCTGCTTTCTCTTCTCTCGATTCTCCTGCCCGTGGTCGATGAAGCGGAAGCACTGGTTCAGGGCTTCCTGATAGTCGCTGACGGGCATTTCGTCGAAACCGGGATAGAAGATGGTCAGCGCCGCTTCCGCCTTCTCCTGCTCGTCCAGTTCCCTGTCTGTCAGGGCTACGAGGATATCGAGGATTGCGCGGTAATCGGATTGGATCGGATACGTTGTGCCGTTCACTTCGACCGTGGTCGGCAGCGCCCAGATCACTTTTTCCATTTTGCCGTATATTTCGCAATTCTCGGGTTGGTTTTTCGCTGTTCTTCCGCGAAGCTCGTGTCGATCTGGTCGATTACGGCCAGCATGAGATTGCACCAGACCGGCAGGCCGTCTGCCAGCGCGTAGACGTTCATGGTTCCAAACAGGGCCGTACAGACAGGCTTGGCAAACAGGCCGTCGATCATATCCCGCATTTCCGCGTCGCGGCGGCGGGCGATTACGAAGATCTCTTTCTTGTCCGCGCAGCGGTCGATCTCGGCCCTATACGCCTCCTGCTTCCTGTCCAGCTCGTCAAACGTGTTGAATATCTGTTCAACAAATGCGCTGTCGGTCGGGTTGAAGGAGACTTCCGCCGCGTCGTTCAGCTTGAACGATACGATACCGGTTTCAAATTTGATTTCAGGCATTGCGATTCCTCCTTACGCTTCGTCTGGCGTGAAGGTAATAGCCCCGTTGGCGCCAACCGCCGCCGTGCCGGTCGTGCGTTTGCCGCCGAGCGTCACGTCGATGGGCATACATACCGAGCCGCCGCCCTCGCCGCCGAGGCTGGACGGCTTGACCATAGACGCGTCGTAGCGCTCCGCGAAGACTGCCGTCTTGGCCGTTCCTGCATAATGATGGACGATCAGCACGTCCTGATTCGCCAGCGCAGCTGCGTTCTGCTGCTTGACCGCCAGATCCCAGATCTTCTTCAACGCCGCATCGCCCGCGTCAAGGTCGCACGGGTCAAAGCTCTGCGTGATAATCGGTTTCTTCATGGTGGTTCTGGTCGTTCCAAGGATATCCTTGCTGGAATCCTCCTGCCAGTCATACTCCATGCTGGAGTCTGTGACGCGAGTGCCGAACGGCGCCCAGGCGGGCGTTGAGGACTCGCCGGTTTTCAGATATGCAATCAGCAGCTCCCGGTCGATGGTCTGACCGGCCGTGGTATTAAAAGTAACTTCTGCCATAGTTAAATCACCTCATATGTCAGTTTCATTAGAATTTGATGATCCTCTGTGCCGTCCTCATACCGGGCGAACAGGGCCGAGCGGCTGACAGCTTCCATGCGCCGGACGCGCATCCCGTCGCCCAAATCCGGCGGGTTCTGCATGGCCCAATCCCCGAAGCGGTTCAGCATGGCGTCGCATTTCAGGCGCTTGTCGTTGCTGTTTCCGGGCTTGATGCGGGCGATGATCTTGAATTGATATTCCGCCTCGTGCCCTCCGAGGATGAATTTTCGTGTGATGTACGCGCCCTGAATGGTGGACAGGGCCATACTCGCCGAGTCGGCGGCGAGGAATTCATAATTAATCGTTGCGGCCGGTATGTCGTCGTCCGAGAAGGAATTTGCCCAGATCATCATCTTTCGGGAGATATCCTGTTCTTCCTCCGCAGATACCAGCCTTTTTTGCTTTTCAGCGTCCATTCTTCACCGCCTTGTCCGCTACACGAAGCCATTTATCAAGATTTTCAGCCTTTGACGCCTCGAACCAATGCGATTGCGCCTGATTGTGTCCTGACGTGTTGAACACAAGATTTTTGTCGGTCAGTACCTTTGTCCCGCCTTTCGGCGCGTAGGTGCTTCCGGTCTCCGGGTCTACCATGACTTTCCCGTAGTACAGGAACCTTGCGTATGGGCCGGGATAGATGATCGCATTCCCTTCCACCTGTGTTCTGCGGTCGAGGGAACCGGTCAAGAATGGCACATACGGGGCTGTGTCCTTTCTTGCCTGAAGCGCGACAATATGCTCCGCTTTGGTACACGCCTGCGCGATTGCCTCATGCAATTCATCAAAGCCGTCTGCCTTTACGCTGAATTTCAGCATATTAGGCCCCTCCGACTTCGAAGTGTCTCATGTCCTGGCTTCCGAAGTCCTTCATATCGACCTTTGTGACCTTGTAAACGTCGTCATAGAGCATTTCAAGCGCCTGCTCGGTCTTGTCCGGCTCCACGACTTCACCCTTGATAAAGAATGTCGTTCCGCCGTTGCCGTCCGTGGAGAGCGTCCAGATTCCGCTTTTATCAGTTGCACGCCAGAATTCTTGCGGGCCGACGTAGCGCTTTTCTGCGCCCGTCACGCCGTCTACAGCAACCGTAGAGAACGGAATGTACAGATTCACCGCATCCGCGCCCTCAAGCCCGCTCTGGCGGACGTTGGCCGCCTTGGAGGCTTCCAGCAGAACGCCGCGCAGGACGGTGATGTAGGTTTTCTCCACGTCCTTGAATGTCGCCGGGTCTGTCTCCTGCGAGACGTTGTAGATGGTTACGGTGTGGGGGAACATGGACACGGCCCATACCCCCTTGCTTTGAGTAATCCGGTCGGCCCGAGGTACGCCAGCACGATCTCACGGCGGCGCGTCTCTGTCCGCTGTATATCTGCCTGGGACAGATTTCGTGAACCAAAGCTTCGCGACCAGCCGCCGACCGTCTCGCTTGATACGGGCCTGTCGGTCGTGTAGACGAGGCTGTCCAGCTTCCCAGCGTCCTGCTCCAGCTCGGCCAGCGCACAGACGCAGTTCTGGACGGCTTCGAGCTTGTCCCCGGCGGCGGAGCGCGCGCGGCTCATGGTGATGTAGTCGACGTAAGCCGATGCCTTGCGGGCGAGGCCGCAAAATTGCTCTTCATCCATCGCCGTCCCGCGGTACACAGTCGCGTAATACTCATAATCAGCGTAGATCATGCTGCGCCCTCCTTCCGGTCAGCCTCCGCGCCCGTCATGCAGGCGCGGAGGCTCGATTTTACTTGCTGACGTCCGCGCCGATGAACAGGCCGTAAGGATCGGGCACGACCGGGATAAACAGGCCGCTTGCCTTCGTCCAGACGGCTACGGGGTCAGGCGTCTGCCACTGCGTAATGGTGATATACTGCTGTGCGCTCTTGTCGGAGTACGGGCCGTATGCCTTTTCTTCCGGCGTCACGCCCCATAGGCCGACGCCAAAGGAATTGGCCGTGCCGTTGGACAGGAACGCAACCTTGTCCTCCGGGAAGAATCTGTACGGCTTCTCTTTGCCGTCCGCGGTCTGCACCTTGTAGCGCTGGTCGTTGGCCGTAATCTGGCCAAAGCCGAACAGATTGAGGAAAAGGCTGCGCAGCTTCTCAGGAGTGACGAATGTACCCGCGCCCACAGTGCCGTATACGATGGTCTGAATGCCCTTGTTGGACGCGAGCTTGCGCAGGATCTTCGTACCGACGACCATTTCGCTCAGCGCATGACCGGAGGCCGCCGCCTGATCTGTGATTGCATAAAGCTGGCCGATGATATCAGCGTCTGCGCCAAAGTCGATCTTGAAGCCGGTGTTCGCGGACGGAACGCCGTAATCGACAGTCATGTTGAGGTTGTTTTCCTTGATGGTCATCTTGCCGGTCGCAAGGACTTCCATTTTCGCGACTTCGGTTCTTACCTTGACCGCGTCGGCCATCAGGCGCATATCGTCGAAGACGTAGCTCACAATGGCGTTGTCGGCGTATACGCCGTTTTCGTTGAGCAGACGCACCCGCTCGGACTGGTTGATCTTTCGCTTGATAAACAGCTTTTCAACCGCGGTCTTTTCGAGAGCCGGGCGCGTGGCGATCTCAGCCTCGGTGTCGAGCGCGTGCACAGTCGCCATCGTGGGGATCTGTGCGCCGTTCGCGAGACGCAGGTACTCGGCTTTCAGGTTTTCGGTTTTCTGATCCGGGAACAGCCGGTCTCCGAGGTAGGCCGGGCGCGCGACGGAAATGTTCTGCGAGAAATCCAGACGGTCAGCGTCGGAAATCAGTTCAAGAATGTCAGGCATGGTGTTTTTCCTCCTTCTTTAGGCCGTAGTCCACACGGGGTACAGGGTCACATTGCCGGTCATTTCGACCTTGGAAACAGCTTCGCCGCCCTTAGCCGTGCTCCAGCCGGTCTGCGTGTTGCCGCTCTTGGTCAGCGGGTATTCGGTCGATACGTCGGCATAGGAGCCCTCTGTGTAGACGTTCTCGTCGACGGGCGGTGTGCCGCTGCCGTCGTTTTTGTCGTAGGTCACGGTATAGCCGCGCGTGGTCTCCGGCGCGTCGACAAACGTGAAGCCCTTGCCGGACAGCGCGGTCTTGGCTGCAGAGGCCAGCGACAGGCGGTCTGCCAGCGCACGGCCCGCGACCATCACGGAGCCGGGCATATTGCCGTCCGTCACGTCGATGTCCTCAAACACGATGCCGACGGCGTTCGAGTTGTCGGACGGGAACGGCGTACCGGCCTTTACGATCTTGTACTTGCCGTCCTGCACGCCCATCGACGCGGGGATTTCACGGGTTTTCAGTACGAGGCCGACTTCGCTTTCGAGGAAATTCGGCCTGACTTCTGCTTTTGTGTTTACAACGATAGACATTTTTCAAATCACTCCTTGTTTGGTGTCTGCGCAAACTGCGCGTTGAATTGCTGCGCGTACATTGCGCCCTTGCTCTTTGCCGCCGGTGCGCCGCCCTGACCGACGGGCTTGACAAATGTGGGCGCGGGCTTGTCGGACTGGAACGCGGTCGGGTCTGCTTCAAGCTGGGTCTTGTGCCACTCGTCGAAGCCGGTCAGCTCGCCGTCTTTCAATTCAAGGTGCTTCTCCTTGAGGTCTGCAAGGTAGGCTTTCTCTGCGGCTTTGGAAGAGAACTTGACGCCCTTGGCCGTGATCGCGCGGGTCATGGCGTCGGCGTAGTCGCGGCTTGCGAGCTGCGCCTTGTAATCCTCGGTTTCCTTGGTGTACCGGCCCTGAAGGTCTTCGAGTTGCTTGCGAACGCTCTCAGCGTCCCCGCTGGACTTCCTCAGGTCTTCGATGTCCTTGTTGCGGTCGGCCAGTTGCTTTTCCACGGCCTCTTTGTCCGCCTTTGCGTCCTCTGCGGCCTTTTTGTGCTTCTCAATGTCCTTGCCGTTCATGGCAAAAACCTTGTCCGCCTGCTCTTCTGTCAGGCCAATGCTCAGCAATTCTTCTTTTTTCATGGTTTCTCCTTACGGGATAGGCTTTTTAGGTCGTCGCCATGACCTCCCGCCTGCACTTTTAGGCTTGCAGATAGCCAATTTTTTGTATAAACCCCGCTCATGCGGTTTTTACCGAAACAAAAAGAGCCAACCACTAAGATAATCTCAGTAGTTGGCTCATCGTGCCATTCCGCGCACTCGATTGTGCTGCGGTATCTGTATTACTTTTTCAGCTCTTCCGCCTTGATGATCTGCGCCTTGACTGTTCCGTCCTTCATGCGCTTCAGCTGAACGCGGAACCCGGCGGCAAGCGCCCGCTCAATGGCGGCTTTCAGTTTTTCGTCAATCATATAACACCTTCATTCTCTCCGGCTGCTCTGGCAGCCCTGCGGCCTTGCTAAAATCATGGTATTTCGTGTTCAGGCGGCGCAGCTTGGCTGTTGCGGCAGTCTCCTTATCCTTTTGGCCTGATGCTTTGTAGGCTTTTTTCAGCTTTTTTTGCTTTATGATTTCCCGCTCAAGCCTGCGCTGCATCTGGGTTGCTTCATATGCAGTATATTTCTTCCCGTCGAACTCACAGCCGAGGCCGTCGTCGATGTGCTCCAGCTGCTCTTCGGAATAGGTAGGCTCCATAATGCCGGGGAGAAATGCGTGTTTGTAGTGTCGGCAATTTGCTCCGGTCAGGCCGTCTACATAGCCGTAGCCAGTCGTCTCCACGAGATCCTTGTACTGCCCAAGCGGGTCAGGCTCTCCGTTTTCGCTTTTATAATAAATTTTCCCTTGCCAATCCTTGTGGCTCGACCACGGGGACGGGCCGGGCTTGTCTCGTGCGCCGGAGTGGGCTGTGATCTCAAAATACCGGGTATCCAGATATTCCGCCGACTGGTCGGAATACTTGTCGCAGATTTGAGCTACACCTGTCATAACGGCCCTGCGGGCAGCCACGTCGATTTGATCTGTGTGCCCGCTCTCATAGTCCACAACTTTGATTCCGCTTTCTGCCAGCTGCTTGACGGCGTTGGCAATCGCCTGATTATAGCTGATCGCCCCGCTCTGAATTTGCAGCGTTGACGAATTTAGGGCCCACTGATATGCTTGCGCAGGCGGAAGCATTCTCTGGCCATTGTCCACTAAAAACCCCAAAGATTGCGTCAGATTTCGGAATTCTCCGAGCGTCTGCCTGCGGATCGCGTCGATATCGGAGGCGTCTACCAGCCGGTCAGGCTTTGTCACATCGGCCAGCGTGATAAGGCCGTTGTAATAGCGCTGATTGCGCTCTACAACGTCGTCCAGCAGCTTGTTCAGCTTTTCCTCGCCGATATCCGCCGTCTTCTGGATCTCCTTTCTGATCTTCTTGAGGTCGATGCCGTGTGACCGCAGCGCCCGAATATCCTGCACCGTTACCTCGTTCAGCTCATCCGCAGCTTTAAGCCGGGAGCAGATTTCTTCCAGCAGCGTTATTTCAAGAGCACGGAACAATTCTGCCAGTTCTTCCGGGAGGGCGTCAAGTAATTCAGGAGTAAATGGGTATTTCATTTGTTATTTCTTGCGCCGCCATTGCTTTTTCTTCCCATCCCATGATAAGCCATTGGCTTTTGCAACATTGCGCAAATTGTACGTTTGCCCCGAAATCGATTGCACCTTAGACCAGTCAATACCAAACGTTTCCCCGTTTATTGCCCCGGCTTGAATTATGTACTTCGTGTTCACAGTTCTATTTGTTTTTGCGGTTTTTTCATAAGAATCCGCTTTTGCATAGCTGAATGTCAGGTTTCCGTTTCCATCCGTCTTCGCTTCCAAGATTTCGTCGTGATGGTATGCAGGGCTCCACCCTCTGGCTTCGCGCATATAGGATTCTATTTCCCTCGGCTTGCCTCCAATAATGGTTCCATCTTTGCTGCCTCCGGCAGGGATTCTTCCGGATTTTCCGCGGTCTCCAGCTCCGCCTGCGCCTCCACGTCCGCCCATTTTGCTTTCCTCCGTTTCACAATATCATCATAGTGCGGCTTTACCCGTATCAAATTCCAGTCGCATTCTTCCGGCACTTTCCCGTAGAATATCACCCATTCCGGGGATAGCCGTTTCATCATTTCTTCGTAGCCGCGCAGGAACAGGCGCTTGCTTTCAGCGTTTGCCTGCGTTCCCACCGAGGAAACCGCAACAACACCACCGACAGGTTCCCCGTCAAAGCACCAGTCATAGCTGCTCTCATCGCTCCATGAGATTGTCGGATAAACCGTCATTCCGTGGAGCTGCCAGTATGCCGCAAGCCAGTGTTTACGATAGTGATTGTATACCTGCATTGCAAGCGGCATATCTGTGTATGTGGAAAAATCAGGCGCGCATACCGCTGCAAACTGCAACAGCTTCGGAATGTACTTGTCCGGTGTGTTCCAGTGGCGGATAAACTGATAATCGTCCACGAAGAAATGCACGATCTTTCTTGCAGGTTCTTTCTCCGCATAGTGATAATTCACCGGAATAAATTCGCCTTGCGGATATATCTTAATTGGCTCGATCTGAGGAATTCCGTACTTCCCGACACCGGGAAATGCAAATTTATCGAGATTCTCAAAATTAATCATTTCTTCCCGTGGACAGCTATATTAAATGCTTTTTTCTGCCACTCTGGAGCTTCCTTTTTCATCGCCCCGCCCTTGCTTGCAATCTTCCTGTAACGATCATACACAACTCGCGCATAGAACGCTTTTTGTTTCTTCCCCTCTTTGCTATCTGCCTTTATGCCCGTTTTGTACCCATCCAACAGCTGCTGGTAAAAGCTATCCGGCATGATTTTGGCTATCTCGTATATTCGTGGGTTTATATCTATTTCGATTGTTTTATTTTGGGAATCATAAGAATAATATACCTTGTGCGATTCTTTCTCGTATACATCCTTGTATTCCGAATACGGCACCCTAATTCTTTGCTCCGTAGGGATAGTTGCGCTGGAGTTTGCAGTCCCGCCTCCTACACCGGCTCTTCCTCCCCCCGCGCCAGTTCCGCCTCTACCGCCCATTACTCTACCTCCTGTTGCTGTTCAGTTACCATGTCCTGCGCCCGCGGCAGCATTGCCTTTGCAGTCGCTTCGTCCTCGCCGTACCATTTTGCGCGGTATTCCCAGTGGTTCAGAATTCCATCAGCGAGGTCAAGCCGGTCGTTTGCCCGCTCTTGTTCCTTCTTCTCAGCGTCGTCAAGGATGGAATCGCCCCAGCTGTAATCAGTGCTGTACGTCCCGGCAGGCGCAAGGTTGTAGAGCGTCGCGTATGTATCGAGCGCGTAGAGCAGACTGTCAAACGTATGTTCAAGCGCCGTTTGAATGCTGCCGATCAGCACATATTTGCGCTGCTTACTGTTGCGTATCTCCGTCGCCGTCTTCTCGATGGTCTGCGGATCGGAAATATCTCCATAAGCCAATCCGACGTTGAACTCGATACGGCGAAGCGTATTCTGGAAACCTCGGTAGATTGCTTCGTCGCGGATCTGCGGCTCGATGTACTGAAAGAATTCGCCGCTAGGGGAGAACGGTCCCAGTTCAAACATACGCTTGTTGAACATATCCGCAGTCGAACTCGTGCCATCCATCAGGACTTTGCGCTCGCTGGAGCGATATTCCCAGCGCAGGCGCTCCCACTGCTCATCGGCCTGCTTGATCAGCTGCACAGTAGCCGCGTCTCCGTAGACGGACATTCCGCAGGGGCTGTTTGCGTCCGTTGTGTTGGCCGCAGGCGGTCGGAAGTACGCGAAGAGCGGCCCGCTCATATTCTGGATCGTGATTTCCGGCTGAATGTCCGCCCATTCTGGGACGGCATTCAGGGGTGCTTCCGCGCCGACCGTGCCGGAGGTGTCGCTGTAATATGCTTTATTGCGGATCGTATAGGTCGTGCCGTCCAGCTCGTGCGATTCGAGGCGGATATAATACTTCCCGCCCACTTTCGCGGGCTTGTCCCGGAAGACGCCTCCGATGCAGCGCCCGGCAGGGTCAAATTTCGTCGGCTGGAACGCCGCCGCGCCGGTCACGTCGACCAGCAGCTGCTCACCGTAGATATACGGCTTAAATGCCACGCCGCCGAGCGCAAGCCCCAGTTCTAAGGCGCTGTGAAAATTCTCTTCCGCCCGCTCAAAGCAGTCTTTCAGATAATCCGCACGGGCGCTGCCGGTGATGTTAGCCGTCAGCTCGGCCAGCGTCGGTCGCGCGATCTCCCGGCAGATCGCCGCCGGAAGCCCGACAGCAATGACATCGCACGTCTGCCAGGGTGGATTTCCAATAAACATCGCGTACCAGAGGCTTATATTCTGCTCCATCTTCTGGCTGACTGCCGGAGATACGCCGAATTCCCGCTCGGCCACCGCCTGCGGGAAAAGCATATTCCGGAACCACCCTCGAATGTTTGTCAAAAGGCTCATTTCTTGATTTCTCTCCTCAAAACGGTCATGCAAAAATAGCGGATACTATCGCACACGTGGTCGTTTTCTTTTATCACGCGGTCTTCTCCTGCGTCTTTGTCCCAGCTATAAAGGCCAAATTCCCGAAACGCGTTTTTGCAACTCTCATGGAATTTGATTATGCCGCTTTTGATGCAGGCCCCCGTGAAGCGAATGCCGTCCAGCACGGCGTTGTTTGCTTTCCATACAGAAAACTTTCCGTGCCGCCGGATGCACTCGGCAAAGGACGCTGCCGATGGGTCGAGCACGACACGCTCAATGCGGTATCCGTCCGCGAATGCCTCTAAATCCTGATAATATTCTTCGTCAGTCTTCTGCCGCCCGCTCTCGCGCCCGCTGTGGTAATATTCTTTCTCCATGACGGCCTTGCCGCCATATTCCCGCCACAATGCAAAGACGGTAGGGTTCTGTGTGCCGTAGTCCGATGAGATCCAGTACCGCCCCGGCCCGCCCCGCTCACTCGTGACGTTTCTGGCCCGATCAAACATTGGGTAAACCAGACCCTCGGCGATTCTCCAGAGGCCGAGAATGTAGCGGTCGTAATAAACCGTCCCTTCGTATTCTTTTTTCAGATTTTCTTTAAAAGATTCCGGCAGGAACGGATTGTCGTCGATCGTATATGTCTGGCTGAAAATATCAGCGTTGCTATCGAGGAATTTTTTCAGCCAGTGGTCAGGATATTGCGGATTGAACGTCCCATCAAAGCAAGAATACTCTTTGTCAAGGCGGCTTTTCAGCAGTGCGAATACTTCTTCCGACCAATCAGCTACTTCGTCCCCATAGCAATATTTAATCGACGCACCGCGAATCTTGGAAACCTGGGAAACCTTCTCGGCGCCGAGACAGTAACATTTCTCTCCGAATATCCATGCCGTGTTATCACTGGAAATCGTGCCGACAAGCATATCGCCGTACAGATTCCGCATCGGCTCCAGCACATTTCGCTCAATCGTGGATTTTGTTACGCCGAGAATGACAGCCAGACCATCTTTTCCAATTCGCTCACGAATCCGGATCGGTATGATCCATCGAAAATCGAGGTAAGTCTTCCCGCTTCTGGTGGCTCCGCCCTTGAAATTCCATCGATGCGTCCCGTATTTTACAAATTCACGTTGTTTCGGACTTAACAGCATCTTGGAACTCCTTCAGCATCGAATCAAGCTTCTCCATTGTCGTCCTGTTGCGGTCGGAAGCAGCTGCGTAGCGTTTCATAAGGCTGTCACCGGCTTTCAGCCGGTCGGATAGAGATGCGTCCATGCCGAACTGGTCTTTGATCTCACCGCGCATGACCGCAGTGTAAAATTTCAGAATTTCGTTTGAATCCGCAACCTGCGCCGCTTCCTGTTCGTCCAGCCTGCGCTTTATATACGCAGAAATAGCTGGTTTTGATAGGTTTTCTGCCGCAATCACTCTGCATGATGTTTCTTTGTACCCGGCCTTTTTCGCTGCTTCTGTCGCGTTCCCGGATTTCAGATATTCTTCGCAGAATCGTCTCTGCTTCGGCGTAAGTTTTTCATCCGCCATCGCTGTAAAGGCTTGCCAGCAGCTTCACCACATCCGCGATCTGGTAAGTTTCCAGCAAAGTGACATTCTTCGGTTTTTCATCAGGTCGATATTCGTAAACCATGTATTTCGTCACCATCCTGTCATTTTTCGCGGAATAGGTCTGCATTTGATTGATTTTTATTTTGATTCCGTGGTACAAGAGCGCTGTTTGCAGCTTGTGTGCAAGGGCGCGCAAACTCGCCATAGCCGCTCCTTTCTGCCTCATTCTTTCGTTCTCGTGTCTCCGTGTGTGAATAAATATATTTATTCACACCGGAGAACACGAGAACAGGAGGAGGAGGTTTCCGCAGAACGCTGCGGTGCCGATGAAGAAGGGCGTAGAGTTGATCTCTACGCCCTTATAGTAAATGTTAAATTTGGCTCTGGGACGCAGACTTTTTCATAAAAGCCCTCTTTTTTGCCCCACAAGGCGAATAAATTGCCTGTGCCATTCCTGCGCGGTGCGCTCGGATACATAAACCGCCATTGCAGCGCCCTGCAGGGTATGCGTTCGCTTCCAAAGAACCAAATCTATGAGCCGGAGTCGCTCCGCGCCGTCAACGAGCTGTTCCGTCTCCGCGATTGCATCCGCAACGGCAGCGCGCTCGGCCTTCGTCATCAGCCCGCCGCCCTTATAGCTGCGGATCATCCATTTTGCATAGGCCCACCAGCCGTATCGCGGCGTGCTCATCAGTAATGTTGCCTCCCTTCGCGCTTTGCGCGGTTCGCATCGTGCAGCGTCCGCATACAGCCCCGTGTCGTTGCATATCTCGCTGCGTCCTTCGATTGCTCCTGCTTGTATCTGTCCGCCTCCCGGCGGAACGCTATGTATCGGGCGCAGTCCGTGTGACAGCCGGTATGCCTGTCCGCGCAGCCCTTGCACGGAGCCTGCACCGGTGTAAGCCCTAGATTTCCCTGCATTCGTCCACCCTCACACATACGCGCTTGCCGTTTACCGCAACGACGTAGCCCGTCCGATTTGTCCTGTATTTGTATTTCTCGGCAGGATACACCCGTCCGCAGACAGGCCGCATTTCCGGGTATACCGGGATCGAGCACGTGATCAGGATCTGCACGCGCTCCGCCCGGCCCGTCACAGCTTCCCCATGTGCCGCCCAGGCGCACGCCTCGCTGCAAAAATTGTATTTTGCCTTGTACTTGGACGGTGCGCGCATAAACGTTTTCCCGCAGGCATCGCACGTCAGCTGCATCGGCGGTCTTGGCGGCTTTCGCTGCGTCTTGTTCAAAGCTTTACCCCCTTGATGTACTTATCGAAATACGTCACGGCTACCGCCATCGCCGCCCACATATCCTTTGCAAATTTGACGCCATTCACGTAGAAAAACCCCGGATTTGCTTTTGTTCCGACAACTCCATACCTGTCTATTAGGGCCTGCCGAATGTTCTTATCCTTCGCGCTCAGGCGGCCGCACAGGTATAGCTTTTCTTCTCGCCTGTATATCCTTTTCGGCTCATATCCGCCAGATCTCAATGCAATTTCCCAGAATCGCCCGACCCAGACGCAGGTGTCGAACACCTCTTGTCCGACCGTCATGCCCATGCCCGCGATCATCTCGATTGCAACGTCTATGCAGTTCGCATAAAGCTTCCGATCCAGCATATCAGTCACTGCCGGGTTCTCGATCTTCCCGGCCTCCAGCACGCGGCGAATTTCTTCGCCGTCGTGCTCAACCACCACATAGCCAGATTTGATATTGCCGGGGTCAATCGCCAGAATTGTGCCCATCAGGCCACCTCCTTTGTTCAAAGTCTTCGCATTCCTCTCCGGAAAAGAACCTCCGTTCCAGTTCTTCCTCGGAGAACCGTTCGGCCTTGTGCTTCAAGCACCGGTACGGATAAACGTAGTTATTTCTGTATTCCAGATTCTTGCAAGTCAGGCAGCAATCCTGCATCAGCTTCCCTCCTTTCGCGCTACCACGAGCAAACCGCAAGCCTTTCATACTATCCGTTTCGCGCAATACGGGCAAAACTTATATTCTGCCGCTTCGCAGCAGTCCATAAGTTCACCGCAGGCGGTGCAACATCCGTCAATGATCTGCGTGGTTTCATCTTGCGTCACACCTCCCGGATAGGCGCTGCCCATCCACGGCAGGACATACGGCTTGCACATATCCGCCTCCATCCAAACCCAGCAGTCATCTTTCCAAATCAAAAACGCGCTATTCTGCGGGTATACTGCGTATACCCAGAAAACGCCGCCGGATAAAAGCTCAATCTGAAACGTTGTCGTTACCTCCATCCATCTTCGCTCCGCAGTTGGGGCAGTATGAGAAACCGCTCGCCATTGGCGCACCTTTCGTGATTCTGTAGCCCTTATTGCAGCCTGTGCAATATCAGTTTGAACGTACCCGTTCCCATCTTGCGTGCCCCACCTCCGCAACGTCGGCGGCGGGCGCGTTTCTTATCTCTCTTAGTGCAACTGAATACGCATAATGCTCACCAGATTCTTCCGTTGTGTGCTCCTCGTAATACTTCATCCGCGCAACTAAACTGCTCCTATCAAGATACTCAGCGATCATTTGAATGGTTTGCCTCCTTATCGAACGATGAAAGCACGCTGTCGTCCAAAAACGCACGCGCCGTGTATTTCCCGCCGCATTCGCACGGCTCTTTTGTCCGGTAAACTGTCCAGTTCGGAGTCGATAGCTTGTTGTCCACCGGCGCGACCTTCCCACACCGCTCGCAGACCGGCGTCATATCCATCATGTTTTTACGTTTTGCCATTCTTCTTGCCCTCCATTCTTGCCCGCAGCAGCTTCGCGTACAGTTTGATCGCCAGCGTGTCCTATACCACACCGGCGTTTGTCTTCCAGCGCGGCTTTGCCGTCAGCCCCCAGTTTGCATGGTTCCGGCTCGTGCCGATAGACATGAGGATCTTTCTTGCGCGTTTTCTGGTCATGCCTTGCCCTCCGTTTCCTCGGCGGAATTGCGCGTCAGTACCCACAACTCCCCGGCTCTCTTGAGCCAGTAGAGCCAGTCCGCCATAATTGCATCAATCACCGCAGCCGCCTTGTCGTGCGGCATGGCGAGAATCGCCTCCGAGGAAAGCTCCGTCGTATTATCTTCCATCACGGATTCATACAAGCGGCTACGGATTGGGATTCTGCAATACTTTTCCTGTCCATCAATTGTCCCACGGATTACTCCCTGGTTGCTCATGCCTTTCCCTCCATTTCCTGAATCGCCCGCTCGGCTTCGGCGCGCGTCAAAAATATGCTCTTCCCGATTGCATTTTTATCGAAAGCCGGGCCGCCTGCCGTCTCATAGATGACCTCGCGCACCGTGTGCTCATACACCCTCACCCCGTCAGTCTCGTACACCTTGCACGGCAATATAATGACGCGCCCGTCCTTGTCGGCCTCGGCAAGCTCGCGGATGCGGTCAAACCCGCCGCACAACTCGGCAATGTCCTCGTAGGCTTTCAGCCGTCCGTACAGATCGCGGGCCATCTTGCGGAAAATATCCTTGCCAAAGCCGTTGCTCGTCGGGCCGTTGATCAGCACGTTGAGCGTGCTGTCCAGGCTCTGCTTCCAGTCGATTTCCTTGCCGCCGATTGCGGCGTGCAGGAATCGGTCGGTATCCGGGTCTACGTTGATATTAGGACTTGTCAGTCGTTCCATAACTCTTCCTCCACATACCGCCAGCTCTGCGGCGGGCGGGTGATCGGCTTTGGTTTTGCCTTGAGCGCTACCTCTACCTCATTTGGCACAGCGTAAAATTCCCGCAGTTCGCGCGGTGTGTCGTAAATCCTGAGGTTGGATATGTGCCAGCCGAAGTTAATGTTGCTGATCTCATCGCACAGAAATTCCCCGATGACTTTGCCGTTTCCGCATTTGTAGATGTAGCACTTAAACGGCGGGTTCATCTTCGGGCGCGTCTTGCGCACCTCAATGGTCTTCCGCCCGTTGATGATCTTCTCACACCACTCCGGGCGAATGCTAAGCAAAACAGCTTTACTCATGCCTTGTCTCCTTCCTCCGGCGCTTCCGGTAGCGGCATCCAGTGGGTGACCTCCACGTCTTGCCCCCATGTATCAAACCATTCGCCGTATGCGTAATTTGCAATGAGTGCCTCCCCGTCAGCATTTAGCGCAAGCTGCGGCATATCATACTCTGGCGTTTTTTCTGTCACGGAAATCCACCGCTTCTTCTCCCGCAGCGCGTCCCTCTCGGCTTCTGCCTTCGCGTTCTCGGCGGTCAGGCGCTCGATCAGTTCTGCTGCGGCCGTATTTACCTCGTCAAAACAGTCTTTGTTCCCTACTACGGGGCATTTTTCGCACGGGACTCCAAATTTGCAGCACCGCAGCGCCTGCACGATTTCCTTCGCGTCTATCATATATCCTCCATTCCTTAGGTTCATGAACCACTTTCGATTCCAAATTCTCCCGTTCCAGAAGATGTTTTCTTGCAGCACCAAATCGTCCAGTGATCGAATGCAATCGCCTTTCATGTATTTGGGTTTACTCATTTGTTTTTGTCCTCCTCCTCGTTCAGCATTTTGTCTATCGCCGCCAGTTGGAACGCAGACAGTTCCTCCCCGTGGGCCTGTATGCCGTGCCGCATTTTCTCCGCGTTCTTCGGCGGTTTCTCGAACAGCCGGTTGACAGCAGCCTCTTCCAGCGGATTCAGCGGGTCATGGTGCCCCTGCACACCGTAGCCGGGCTTTGCAGCGCGGCTGTACTGTGCAGGCTGTGTTCCGCCCTTGTCCTGTTCTTTTGCCAGCCAGCGGACAATAAACGCATTGATCCCGCGCTTTGTTTTCCGTTTGGCCGGATTTGCGTCCAACCAGCCCCTCATGTTCCGCAGCTGCTGTATCACGTCGACAGCAGGGTACAAGCCCGCCCATTCCTGGCATTGCTCCACGGAAACGGAATATCCCGTTCCATCATTCAGCGGCAGAGAGATTGCTGGCGGCGTGGATGCCGCTTGCGGCTCCGCGCTATCTTCCGCATCTCGAATAGCGAATTCGATTCTCGATTCTCGATTCTCGAATACGGGAACATCTGCACGCATTTGCTTGCAAATGATTTCGTCCGCTTGTTTCCCGTCATCAGGCGACGGGAATTTGCTTACCTTCGCACGCTGCGTCTGATACTTGCCCCATGTTGGTAGGTAAAGGAAGCGCTTGCCCTCAAACACATACAGAGCAATCAATCCAGCACTCGCCAGCCCATGAAGAGCATTTTCTACAGTTTTGAGCGTGAGGTTTTCTTTCAGCGGGAAGAGGCGGTTTTTCACTACCGCCGCTCTCCCGTCAAAGCGTCCGAAATCATCACAGTTTACAATGAGCCGATAAAACAGAACTTCTTCAAACCACGAGAGTTTGTCGACGCTATCGCTTGTGCAGATGCTTTCCCGAATAATTCTGTTCGGCATATTTCAGCCCTCAGAACGGCAGTTCGTCGTCGCCTTCGTCAAGCTGTTTGAACTCCTCTGCGCTGGCCGGTGCGGGCGTTACAAAGGAGTCTGCCTTGCTGGGCTTGAGATACCGGATACAGTCGCGCGTCACACCGTCATTGCCCTCAAACGGCTCCATGTGCAAAATGCAGTTGCGGCCTACCAGATCGTCAAGTTCAAAATCGGTGCCCGGCTCAATGCCAAGCGCATTTGCATATTTGCCGATCTTGTCGGCGTCGTACTCCCCGGTGTCGCGGTCGGGCCAGAAGTTCTTGAAGATGTGCTTCTTCTGGTATTCCTGCTCGACGTCCTCACGGACGACGAAGTCAAACTTGATGCATTCGTTTCCGTTCTTCGTTACGCTGTAGCCGCACGATTTCAAATAGCACTCATAATCGCCAGCCTTCATCAGACCGCCATCATTCTTTACTGCTTTAAATCCCATCTATCTTGTCCATCCTTTCAGTGTTCATTTCCCAATGTGTAAAATAATCGTTGATATAACCGTTTGCCAAAAGCCAGTTGATAAAGCATGAAATCGTATCTTCGATAGGCTCGAAATCGCCGCGCCGGTACGTTTCCGCGTAAGTGTTCGCGCCGTCGAAGATCAGGTATGTAAATTTTGACGCGCCGGGCAGCAGATGCAGATACATCGGATGCTGCGGGCTGTGCAGATACTTGCCGTATTCGTACCGCTGCACGCGCTTGATATCGTAGATCACACCAGCCTTTACATAGTCGCAGACGCCGTATAACTGGAAATCCAAGCCCGATACATGCAGCCGCCCGGCGACCGGAACTTGTGGCTGACCGCCCGAGCAGATGCGGGAAAATTTTGCTACAGCCCGGTCGTATTTCTCGCTGACAGGCTCAATTGGTACGCCCGCAACCGTGCTGTTGATCGCCGCCTCGAAGTCAATGCCAGCCTGCATCGCCTGCGTTGTTTCCTTCTCTTCACGCCGAAGCGTAGAGAGGAAGGAGGACAGCGCCGCGTCTGCATACGCATCATCCGCATCAAGAAAGTGCTTCCAGCTGCTTAGCAGGCTTTGTGTCAGCCAATACATAGGCTTTTATCTCCTTATCGTATTTCAGACCGAGTTTCTTGCACTTGCGCTTGAACTCTGCGCCAAGCTCGGCGGCGCTAGTCAGAGCGTGATGGATCTTTGCCAGCCCTTCCCGCGCCTTTAACGCCGTGTCGGGATCTCCGACAAGCGCAATGAACGCGCGGCCTTCCTGCATCGCCACGTCATATGCGGTTTTCTCGCCGCTATAGATCTCGGCCTGTTCGTTGATGTCCTCTTGCGCTTTGCGGAACAAATCCGTCAAAAATGTGGACTTCTGGCCGGGCTTGAGCTCCGGCAGCTGCATCACGCCGCGCACACCGAAGCATCCTTTTGCAAAGTATTCGTCTGTCGGTGTAAAGCCGATCATGCGCTTGTTGCCCATCATGAACATATAGCCGCCGAAGTCCGCAGGCGTCCAGACGATATCTTTTGCGCCGCCCTCGCAGGAAAGGCGCGTCTGGATGGTGTCGCCCTTCTGCTGTTCCGTCGTGTGGAACACCACGATCAAATGCTTCCTGTCCTTTGCGCGGATCTGGTAACACAGCCGGTCGAACTCGGATTTGATCACGCCGTACATGGAGCGCCCATCCTTCGTGGCCTTGCTGTCCTGCTTCTTTGCCCAGTCCTTCATCAGCTGTACCAGCATACCGCCGGTGTCGATCACGACGGATTCCGATTCCTTGTACTCGTCGGACTCCATATCGCCAAGCATTTCCTCGTAGGATTCCACTACGGAGGTCACGCCGCGCTGCTCCGGCCTGACGCGGGCAATGCCATTGTCCGTGTCGAACAGAAACGGCTTCGGGGCCGAAAGGGCCAGTGTCGTCTTGCCCAATCCGGGCTGCCCGGAAATGATGCACATGAATTTCTTGTTGCTGAAATCCAGTTCAGCGGGTTTCTTGATTGCCATTTACCTTACCTCCTCAAATTCACCGTTCTTCAGCCGATACCAGGTATCGGCCTTGATCTTCTCGCCGTCTACATATTCCGTCTTCACGCAGCGCGGAGCGAACCGTCCTTTTTCGTCGGAATATTCCCACTCCGCAAGCGTGATCCAGCTGCCTGCCTTTGCCTTTACGACAGAGCCGCTGCCAGCGCAGCAGATCACGGAGTCTTCGCCGGTACTATTGATCTTGGCGGAGTTGCCCGAGCTGCCGATCTGGGCGGAGTTGCCCGAGCTGCCGATCTGGGCGTAGTCGCCCGAGCTGCCGATCTGGGCGTAGTCGCCCGAGCTGCCGATCTGGGCGTAGTCGCCCGAGCTGCCGATCTGGGCGTAGTCGCCCGAGCTGCCGATCTTGGCGTAGTCGCCCGAGCTGCCGATCTTGGCGTAGTAGCCCGAGCTGCCGATCTGGGCGGAGTCGCCCGAGCTGCCGATCTTGGCGTAGTAGCCCGAGCTGCCGATCTGGGCGGAGTCGCCCGAGCTGCCGATCTTGGCGTAGTAGCCCGAGCTGCCGATCTGGGCGTAGTT